CGAGGACGTCCCGGTAGAAGCGGTCTACCGCTTCCGTGAACGTCTGCTGTCGACGCCGGTCACGCATGTCCCACATCACCGCATGCTGGCCGCGGCCGGAGACAACCGCCTTCAGCTTCAGGCGCTTCCCGTACCGCTGCGCCCACGCGTCAATGAAGCCGTCCCAGTACCGCTCTCCATCGGCCTCGTCGAAGCCGGAGCCGGGGTCGGCGAAGAACGCGATCGGCTTGTACCTGGCGAACGTCTGGTCCACCACGCCGTCGACCTCCTCGCGAGGAACCCGCCACGGCACCCCGTCAGGCCAGTTCGCCGGCCGCTGCCACACGCCAAGGGTCTGCAAGTGCCCGTCCGACAGGCGGCAGGCGACCAGGCCCGTGGCGTCATCCGACTTCGAGCCGTCGAAGAACAGGGCCAGCTCGTCGCCGTCGACCAGGACGATGCCCTCATGCGGACAGGCGTCCCACTCGTAGGGCGCCAGGTAGGCATCCTCCGAGGCCGTGATCTGGTTGAACCAGAACCGGCGCGATCGACTGGGCGGGTTCCGGACATCGAGGATCGACGCCTTCAACCGGTCGATGTCCAGCCACGTCGAATCCCCACGGACCGCCTTCAGCGTCGGAACGATCCACGCCTCCGACAACTTCGCCTCGGCCGGAGCCTCCAGGCTGTCGTAGAACAAGCCCACGTCCACCGCCCGGCCGGACTCCGCAGACTCGAACGCCTCACGGGTCCGCTCCGCCACCGAATCCTCGCCGGGCTCGTAGGCGTTCGTGTTCGCCAGCGTCCGCGAGTCACCGTCCGCCGACTTCGTCGCGTTGCGCTCGATGACCGCGGCCATCTCGTGCCCACCGTTCGACTCGACCCAGTGATGGGTCTCGCCGAGGTTCGTGTTCGTCGGCCGGCCACCCTCCAGCGCCCGCGGCGAACTGGTGACCGCCTCGATGCGGGCACGGCCCTTGTCGGCGTAGATGATCTCCTTGCCGAGGTCGATCCGATACTCCTCGATCGCCCGCTTCGTCAGGATCGACGGGAACAGGGTCATGGTGTTCCGGGTCTGGTCCTGGCTCACCGCGGCGATCTGCACCCAGGCCGCCGGGTGCTGTCGACCCAAGGGCTGGCCGGGTGGGACGCCCCACTCGTTGCCCTCGTCGGCGACCTCGGAGAAGCGGCACGGACCGACAAACTCGAACGCCGAGAACGTGGCGATGAGCGGGTCTTTCCCCCAGCCCTTCAGTCGCTGGATCACACCGTCACGCCACAGGAACCGATTCGTCACCGGGTCCATCGCGTACCACCACAGCGCCAAACGCGCCTGCTCGGCCGTGTAGCGCCAGGGCAGCCCCGCGTAGTGCTGAAGGTATGTGGCCGTCCACGCCAGGCACTGCCAGCCCAGCGTGTACTCCGGCAGGACGAACCCGCCATCAGGGCCGCGCTTCCACGTCGGCCCGATCGTGAACGGCGTGACGACCTCGGGGACTTCCTCGTCAGCCACCGATCGAGGCACGGTAGTCGGCGATAGCCGTCACGCCGGCCGGGGCGGTCTTGACCGGGGTGTTGCGCTCCAGCTCCATGCGCGCCCGGCGGCGGTCGCCCTCGGTCGTCAGCAGCGACGACATGACCGAGTTGAGTGCCGCGACGAGCTGGCCGTTCGCCCGCTCGGAGAGCAACACCTGCGACATGACGTGCGCCGCGTACCGGGCCACCGCCCAGTCCGACGGCTGATAGAACGCGGCCTGCCCCGACTCACGCAGGGACAGGTACCAGTCGGTCGCGATCGGATGCCACAGCCCATCAGGCTCCGGCAGGTCGGGCAGGTCGAGGGGCGGGCCAGCGGGGGCTCGCACCAGATTGGGGCCGTCGTCCTTGTTGCGACGCCGGCGCTCCTCGCTGCGCTTCGGGATGGGTCCGTGAGCGCCCATGTCGACCTCCAGGGTCAAGCGCCACCAGGGCGCGAAGGGGGCTGTGAGCGCGACACCAGGGGGCACCACCAGGGCATCCCTTGATCGCGGCGCGTGTTCATGCAGGTCACGGGCCCTAGGGAACCCGTACAGAAGGTCGGG